CCGGTGGAATGCGTCGTGCGTAACTACGCCGCCGGCAGCCTGGTCAAGCGCTTGGGCGTGGAAGAGGGCCTCAAGCTCAACCCTTACACGTTCGAACTGTTCTTGAAGGACGACGCCAAGGGCGACCCGTTCATCAACGAATCCCACGTCGTGGCGTTCGGCTGGGGTACCGCTGAGCAACTGGCGCGCATGAAGGAGTTGTCCCTCAAGGTCAACGACGTGCTGACCAAGCTGTTCGACGACGCCGGCCTGTTGCTGGTGGACTTCAAGCTCGAATTCGGCGTATTCCACGACGGCTCCATCGTCCTGGGCGACGAGTTCAGCCCGGATGGCTGTCGCCTGTGGGACAAGGACACCAAGAAGAAGATGGACAAAGACCGCTTTCGCCAGGGCCTCGGTGACGTGATCGAAGCTTACGAAGAAGTCGCCAATCGTCTCGGCGTACCGCTGTAATCGACGCAAGCATCTGATAGAACGGAAAAAAATCACCTTTGGGGTTTGCTTCCGCGAAACACACTGTTATGATGCGCGCCGTTGGAGAGATGCCAGAGTGGCCGAATGGGACGGATTCGAAATCCGTTGTACCTTCACCGGTACCTAGGGTTCGAATCCCTATCTCTCCGCCATTATTGAACAAGACGAAGCCCCCGTAATCATTGCTGATTACGGGGGCTTTTTCGTTTCCGGCGCACTCGTTAGGGCATTTTTAGGGCAGAAAACGCAGCTGTCATACCGCTAAGGGCCAGCATTTCGCGTCTATGAGGGAGGGCATCTTCATAAAGCGAGGCATCGGTGGCCATTTGTCACTATGCTGTCTCGGATCCCTTTTCATCGAACAGGGAGCATCAAGCGCAACTACTTTCGAGGATAAGGAAATGCAACCTACAGTGATTGAACAGCTCACGGTGCAAATGCTTTGTGAGATCTACAAGAAGCTCGGGATCAATGACAGTTTTGACCCCGATCTCGTTAGCAGTGCTGTTGCATCGAATGACCTTTGGGTTCTCGATTGGGCTTACGATATTAGAGACGAGCACAGCCATAATCCGCATCATGTGACGGCAGTCGTTGATACCTTGGATATGTATTCGTTTCTTCAAGATAGTTTCGAAAGGCTTTCGCCTGCTGAGCAGGCAATAGTCGAGGGTCAAGTACCTCGTGCTTCTTCCCAGATTCAATTCCGTGGCTATGACGGAAATAATGAACATGACCACAGACGGGCCGTTCGTTACTTAGTCAATGATCTGGATCGTTTCGAGTCGATGAAAGATGTCGCCACTTTGAACTCTCATAGCCCTGTAGTCGAAATGTATGCGCGGATGTACGGAGTGTTCGAGCCGATAAGGGCGGGGCTCATTAACCGCTTGATGACGCCGCTTGAGATTGTTTCAGTATTGCAGGCAGCAACTCACCCTAATAACCGCCCATAGCAACGAGGAACATGCCCACCTTTACGTGGGCATGTCGCTAGTTTTCACGGAATCCAAGCATCTTTGACACTATGCCAGCCATGCTCTTGGTGTCCTTTGGTATCCATCTCCCGTAATGCTTTCGCACCATGGTTGTATCGGCGTGTCCGAGTTGACGGGCTACCCATTCGACCGGGACATAACTCGACAGCATCTGGCTGGCAAACGTGTGGCGGCATTGGTTGGCACCTCGGTGACGAACCTCAGCTTTTTTCAGATGGGCGGTGAACCAGTTGCTCAGCGTTTTGCCGTTCCAGAGTAAACCGCTGGTCGAGCTGCGGAAAAGGAACCTGACCTTCATCTTCTTGGACGTGATGTTGTCGCGCTGGATAACGGTTATCTCCTCGGTTTCCGCGTTATTGGCGGCGGCAACTATCTCCCGCATCAGTGAGAGGGCTGGGTCTATAAGCTCGATGACTCGGACCCTGGAGCGCTCTTTGGGGACTTTGAACTCGCCCACGACCAATGCGCGGCGTACGTGCACCAGGCCGGCATCCAGGTCTACATCTTCAACGGCAAGCCCGATGAGTTCGGAAAGGGACATCCCGGCCCAGCAGTTGAACTCAATCATCCGGGTGTCGGGCCGGCGGTCGGGGTCCGTTTTGCCGATCAATTCGATCTCGGTGCGACTGAAGGGGTCGGCATGCTCCAGGTCCACGTCCGATCCGACGTTACTGATCCTGTCGAGTGGGTTGGCCTTCAGGATGCCGTCGCCGAAGGCGTCCGCCCACACCCCACGAACGACAGTAAAAATGTCGTTTACTGTCTTCGGGGCCAGGCCCTGCTTGAGCAGTTGTGCTTGAAACAACTCAATGTCGCTCTTGCTGATGTCGACGATTCGGCGCTTGCCGAACTTCTTTTCTACGTGCACAGCCTTGCTCACGTAGTTGATGACGGTGCTCGACGCTTTAAGCGCGCGCTGAACCTCGAGCCAGCGCTCAATGCCCTCCTTTACAGTGCGCTTTAGCGAAGGGCCGCCGGTTCCAGTGAACATGGCGGCCCTTGGCGAGTTGGGAAAGTGGGCCGCATAGTCGAAGCGGCCCTCTTTGATTTCCGCGAGAATGGTGCGCCGCTTGTTGTCGGCATAGGCGATCGCGGCCTTGTTTACTTTTGAGATCCCTTCCAGGGGTTCCCGGCACCGTTGGCCGTTGAAGATGAACCAGATGCGTAGCTGCTTGCCGTTCATCTCAACGCCTGTCGGCATCTTGTCGATCATGGCTGTCCTTCCATCCAGCGCTCGATGGCGGCACGGTTGTAGACGATTACGTTGGCCGGGTCATAACGCCAGTGTTTTCCTTCGAGCCACAGACCCCGTGTGCGGTATTTGCGCACCGCTTCGGTGGATAGGCCGAAGACCGGATATAGCAGGTCCTGCCGGAACCAGGCGCCTGGTGTGATGTGGAAGTCGAGTTTCTCTGCTGCGCTCATTGTGCTATCTCCCCAGCGCGCCGAGCGATGCTTTCGGCCTGACGCTGCTTGCTGCATTTTTGGTGGTTGCCATGGGCTCGTGACTTGTTGCACTTGTCACATATGGTGCATAGGTCGAGTGGGGCCATCTGTCCTTGGCGGATTCGGGCTGTGCGGCGTAGGGCTGTCATGGCATCAATTCCTTTGGTACCAGTACGAACCCTCCGAACTTGGCTTTCACAATTGCGCGACAGGCCGCTATCAGCGGAGTTTCGCCATAGGCGCGCGCAACGGGCTGGCTTTCTTCGGCATACAGATCGGCGTGCCACTGACCTTCATACTCGGGAGTTATCGCGATACGGTATTGCGTGAGCAGGTAGCCGCCGTGGTCCCAGACGCTCGATGGGTAGTAATAACGTGAGTGACTCGGGTGTTTTCTGCGCCCGATCTTTTGGCCCAGTACAACGCCCATAAATGGGTGAATGGCGTTTGGAATCAATACAGGTCCAACCCATCGGTCGCCCGATCTCATCTTTGTCACGTCTGTTCCGCACCCATCGGCGACAGCTACTGCCCAGTCAAGTGCAGGTTTAATTAGACTGTTGACTTCAACCTTCATCAAATCGCTCATGCCGCCTCCTTGAGTACTTCTACTTGACGCCATGGGTCGTTGGCCCGAGCTAGCGCTGCCATCGGTGGCGGGCTGACACTGTTACCGCACATGTGCACCTGCTGGGTCTTGGTGAAAGGCTTGCCGTCGGCGCCGTGGCTGATGATGTAATCGGCGGGGAAGCCCTGGGCCTTGTACAGCTCCGACGGCTTCAACATCCGCAGGCAGATGTCGACGATCACATAGGGCGTGCCCTTGACCATCACGGTGACCATGGCCAGGCGGTCCTTGGTGGTGATCGTCGGCGCCGGAGAGTCGCAAGCGCTGATGTTCTCCGTGCCGTAGTAGCTGATCAGGAAGGCTGCGACACGCAGGGCGCCCGCTTCATGCTCTGGCGAGAGAGTGAGCGACACCAGTGAGCTCTTGCCGCCACCACCGGCAGTGATGGTCGGCGCTGGTTCTTCCAGGCCCTGGCCAATGCTGCCGCCGAATGCCCGCTCCATGAATGCGCTGGCCAGTCCGTGGTGCAGGCCGCCGGCGCTGATGGTGTGCAGCGGGTCATTTACGTTTCGAGCATCGCAGTTGCCGCGCAGATGCACCAGGTTCGCCGCCACCAGCTGTTGCTGGCTGCCGGTGTTGGTCAACGTGGTCATCGGGTCTTCGATGCTCTTGGCGTCAGTGGTGTTGAACCCGCCATTCATCTGGGCCATGAACACCGTAGAAATTCCCATGGCGTGGGCGGCACCTGCCGGGCGCTGATAGTTGCCGCCGCTGGTGATGGTCGGCAGTGGTTCGTCCAGCGCCTTGCCCGCGTCATTGAAGCGAAACTTCACCAGGTGCGCTGCTGCGATCGCGCGGTGACTACGCGTCATGAGCGTGCCGGCTGGCTTATCCACTGTTACCGGCTCCCCGGCATAGGCCGGGCCGCCGGCCCCGACCATCACAGGGCTGATCAGTGTCAGTTCGCCTCGGTTTGCACAGGTAACCGTCGGCACAGGCTCAAGCGGATCATTAATGCGGTCGCTGCCCTGGTGTGTAGCCGGGGCAATAATCGGGCTGACCACCGAGAAGGCGCCGCCCTTTGGGTAGGAGGTGATTGTGCGCAGCGGTTCATCGGCCGGCTGAACCGCTTCCCCCGACCAGTTGGCAATCGGCACAATGAACGGCGCCGCGCTGTCGATGACGAACTTCTTCATGCCCTTGGCAACTCGCCGCAGGGTGGCCGGGGCCAAGTCTTTCTTGCGGCCGAAAATGCTTTTGCCCAGGTCGCTGAAGTCGATGCAGTCAGCGGCCGTCTTCCACTTCTGCTGGCCCTTGGCGGGGTTCTTGGCATGGGTTGGTTCCGGCCACACGATTGGCTGGCCGTCGCACCGTGCAATCATGAACAGGCGTTCCCGGCTGGTCGGCGCGCCGAAGTCGCAGGCCTTGATGACCTTCCACTCAACGACATAGCCCATCCCTTCCAGCAGGGCCACGAAACGGCGCCAGGTGCGGCCGCGTTGTTTCGGGTCGGGAATCAGAAACTGCTGGCCCACCGGCACAACCTCACCAGGTGCGGCAACGTCTCCGTCGAGTTTCACTACCCGGCCGGTGGCCTTGTCGCGCTTGGCGATCAATCGGGCCCACTGAAGGATCTGCTTCACATTCTCCAGGCTGATCACCCGGGGCCGTTTCATGCCTGCCCACTTGAGGCCGATCCATGAAAGGTTGCGGATCTCGCGCTTGCGGGGCTGACCGCCGGCTGCCTGGCTGTGGTGCGTGCAGTCCGGCGACATGTGGAACCAGCCGACCGCGCGGCCGCCGCATTCGGTGTCCGGGTCACCCTCGAACACATCGGTGGTGAAGTGCTTGGCGCCTGGATGATTCACGGTGTGCATGCTGATAGCTTGCGGGCTGTGGTTCTTCGCCACATTGACCGGCCGGGCCAGGCCCATTTCCAGGCCGGTACCGGCACCACCACCACCGCAAAAGAAGTCCACGACGATTTCTTCGTCCTGGGCGTTGAAGCCCAGACCATATTGGGTTTTGAAGTCGAACGGCTGCTTCTTAAATGCTGTCATGCCGAATACCTCCGGCGGTGAGCGCTCTGCATCAGTGCCATCAATTGCGAGAAGAACATCATTGATGCTGACTCTGCCGAAAGCGGGACGATGGTCTCTTTCATCGGTTGAACGCCGCGCAGACAATCCCAGGTGGCGGGGTGCTTGGGCATCAAGTCGCGGCGCTCGGTGGCCAGGGCCACCATGTCCGCTTGTTTCACGCAGGCGTGCAGGTCGGGCTGGATGTCGAACCGGTCGCAAACAGCGAGCCATATCTGATGCTCGACGTACTGATATTCAGGCAGAACCGCCTTAAGCGGCTGGGTCATGTCGCCGATGTAGGCTTCGGCCGCGTCGTGAAGCAGGGCCACCAGCTGGTGCTCAGCAGGTACCAGACTGGCAACGATCAGGCTGTGCTGGGCCACGCTGTAGTGGCCTCGGCTGTGGCCGTTGAAACGACACAAATGAGCCAGAGCATGAGCGATATCCCCAGGTTTGATCATGGATGCATTCGGGCGAAGCAAGTCGAACTGCTGTCCGCTGTGGGTAAGTATCCAGGTCATGCTGCATCCTCCACTGCTGGTTGTGCCGGATAGCCTGCAACCCACAGTTTTGCGGCAAACAAGGCGAGGTCGGCGCGTTGCTGGGTCACCTTGGTGGTCATTGCTTTCGTGCCAGGGAACGCTTTCCAGGTGTTCAAGGCGATCGCGAGACTTGTTGAGATTTGGGTCAGCAGCTCGTGATCAGCGGCAGAGCAGGGGGATGGTGATAAAGCCACCGAATCGGCTTGCCGTAGGGCGATCTGGTGGTGGAGGTCCTGTCTCAAGCCCTGCATCTGTTCGTCATGAATGGCATTCTTGCTATTGAGCCCGCGTAGATAAGCCTTCTTGACTGCTTTTTGCAGGTAAATGGCGGTTGCGATCCAGCCGGCCAGCAGGCCGAACACGATGACGTAAGTTTCAATTTGCATGTGCTGTATGCCTCGTTAGAGCCCGCCGCCGGACAGTTTTGGTGAGAGGACGGCGGCGGGGTGTTGCTGTCGCTGCCCCTGGTCGGCAGGGGCTACCGTTTGAATCAGGCCGCTTGCTTCGTCGCCTGAGCGTCGAGGTAGTCGGCCAGGTCATGCAGGTAAACGACTGGCTTGGCGCGGGCCGAGCAGTGCAGGCGCTTGACCACCAGCTGGATCTTCCCTGCCTTGATTTCGCTCAGCAGGTAGCGGTCGGTGCGGATGTGCGTGAAGTACTGCTCACGCACTGCGGTCAAGGTCGGACACGGTGTGGCGAACTGGCGGCGGAGTTGTTCCAGGGTGGTGGTCACGCTAACTCCTCCCCATGCCCCTCCTTTCGGGGCACCAGCTTGAGGCGGATGAGTTCGGCTAGACCTTCTTTGCTCTTGCCCTTGGCAGCGGCCAGAACGTTGCCCTTGGCATCCGCGACAACGGCGCCATAGGGGTATTCCGGGCACTTGACAGGGGTTACGTAGGCGATTTGGCCCTCGGAGATCACGGCGTCTACGCAGCGGAAGACTTCGGCCAGCTCGACCGACACGCAAGGCAGTGCTTCCAACAGCTCGACGGCTTCCATCGAAGCGCCAATCAGAGTGGCGCGGCTGATCACTGTCGGGTGATTAAGGAACATAGGCACCAGTTTTAAGGCGCCTACAGCGGAGTTGATGGCGTTCGGCTTCATGCTGCGGCGTCCTTTTTGGTGATGACGATGTCTAGCTTTTTTGCGATCCACTCAACGCCCGACTCTTTCACCATCACCACTGCGTAGTGGGTGTAATTGCCAAGCGTTGGATTCCAGCGGCTGCGTGGGTCTGAAAAGAGGTGGCCACGGTCGCGATGCGCGCTGGCCAAGTCGCCGGATGAGTTGAGTACGCCGAGTTTCCGCAACCTGGTGCGGAAGGCGCGGGGCTTGAGTCCGAGCAAAGCGGCTGTTTGATCCAGGGTGCGGTTCATGGCTGCGGGCCTCAGGCAGGGAGTTGTTCGGGGTCTTGCTGCCGTGCTCGGACCATGAGGAATACCCAATTCAGCGCATCCAGAAACTCCTCGACCGTGCCGTTGTTAAAAACCAGCAGGTCATCTTTGTTGCCGGCGATGCCCGCTTCACTAACGTGCGGATTCACTGCCTGTGCGTCGGCGCGGCAGATGTGAATGACCGTGCCACCGCGGCGGCGAATAAGGTCGGCTTCGTTCTCAAACCGCACGTCGCTGACAACGAATCCGATAACGGCACCCAGCGCATTACTCATGTAGTCGAGGTTCTGCTCCGCGAGCTTCACCCACACATCAGGGTGCACGGTCTTGCGCGCCCACTCGGTGCCCATCGACTGCATAAGTTGGCGGGGCGAGCGGTCCAGCCAGCCGAGCGGCAGCTCTTTGCGGTCGCCTTCAAAGTCGGTCGGATCGAGGTTGAAGATCGCCATCAGGCCATCACGGAGCGGGTCGGCGAAGGCGTATTGCTCCAGTAGGTAAGTACGCGCCAAGTGTTCGGCGGCAGTAGTCTTGCCAGAGCGAGCGCGGCCGGTGAGGCCAATCAGGATCGGTCTCATGCTGCATCACCTCCCCATGGATCCCGGTCATCGGTAGCGATTGCTACCGGGGCGGGCGCCATGGTGGCGCGTCCCAGATTGACGATGACCAATAGGCCGGTGCTGCGCTGAATACGCTCTACCGCGCCTGGGCTGGTCGCCGCAGCCGGGTGGAGGTAGACAGGGCAGCGGGTGGTGCTGTGCTGTGTTGTTTGCATGGTTCGTACTCTTTGGTGAGAGGTAACGATGCAAACGATACAAATACGTATTGATCGAGTCAATACGTATTTGAATTGATTTTTAGCGAGGCGTTAAAAAGGCAAGCATCAAGCGTGCCTTAGAGCTGAAGAAGAGCTTAAAAAATTTCGAGCTTGGAGAACACCACTCCGCAAATTGTAGCGTCTGGGCCCAGCTCAATAATTGGTTCGGGCCACGCGGGGTTCAACGGTTTTAGAAAGCGTCTGCTTCCCTCCATCACCAGCTGCTTGAAGGTCGCTTCCTGGCTGTCGACTAATTTTGCGATAACGAGTGATCCGTTTTCAGCGTCTTTCGCAGGGTCGACGAAAATTATATCGCCGTCGCGGAAAGAGCGGCGCTCGTGTTGGTTGAACATCGATAAACCTCTCACGCGTAAAGCATAGCTTTGGCTGCTGTGAGAGGCGGCACAGGGAAGCCAAACCTCTGCATCATCGAGCGTTTTTACATCCGTGACTTCGCACCATGCCCCGGCTTGAACCCAAGATATCAGTGGGACATATCCTTTGATGGCTGGGCCCGGCTCAACATTATTCTCTGCGACTGCACCTCCATTAATGTGTTTGGCCCCCTGGTCTGATTGATCACCCCCCTTCCAAAGCCAGTTGCTGCTGACCTTGAGAGCCTTCGCAATCTTTTCGACATTTTGATGGCGTGGACTGGCAACGGCGTTGGTCACGATCCTATGAATCGTCGGTTGGGGAACGCCAGAGCGCCGGCCAAGCTCGCCTTCAGACAAGTTCATCTCGTGCATACGCTGAGCAATGCGATTGCCGATCACTTTTTCTCACCTTGATTCATAAACGTATCGCCAAGTGTATTGAATCGGTCAATACGTTTGTGTATTGTGGCGATCAATGCGAAAGCGCATCGGTGATTGATATGACTATTCAGCAAATGCTCGCGGAGTTACTGAGCACTGGTTTATCCCAGCGCGTCATTGCAGAGCGTGTGGGTACGACACAGCCAACAATTAATCGGGCAGCCAAAGGTGCAGATGTTCGGTATGTAACGGGAAAGGCCATTGAGAGCCTTTATACCCAAGAAAAAGAAGCAGCTGGCTTGAAGTCCGCAGCTTGAAAGGGTGCCGGACTGGGGCCTCTCACCAAAGATCCCCCAGTCCGGCTACGACGACACACAGCACATGCACATCGGTCGTGGTCGTAGGATAGGGCGTGCCCCTTTCTATGGCTAGACCGTAAAAGGGGTATTTACGGTTATGAGTCGAACAGATAAATCGCCGGCCGCTGGGCCGGTTCTTTCACTCCGCAAAGCGATCTATCGCGCGGCACATGATTACCGGGGCGGCGTGACCGCCTTGGCACTCGATATGGTGCTCGATTACGACAGCCTGCAGAAGAAGGTCAAGCACGACGAAGAGCGGCGCTGGCTGGACCCTGATGAGCTGGAAGAGGTGATCAGGTTGACCGGCGATCCTTGCCTGCTGGATGCCATGGTCAGGCCAGCGGGTGCCGTTTGGTACAAGCCAATTCCGGTACCGGCAACTGCAGATGCCTTGAAGGCCGTCGGCAAGATGCTTGAGGAGTCGGGCCAGTTCGTGGCCTGCATGCACGACGGTGCTGCCGACAATATCTGGGAGCCCCACGAAGTACTCCTGCTGGAGCAGCGCGGCATGGATGTTATTCGTGAGGTGCTTGGCATCATGGCGGGTGCCCGCAAGGCGATGGAGGGAGCTGACAATGTCTGATGATGTCGATATCGCCAACGAGGCCGCCGAACAGTTCCGCCTGCGTGCACTAGCAAATCGCCCACGCCCGGCATGCTCCGTCAGCGCGCAATTCTGCGAGGATTGCGAAGAACCTATCCCGTTACTTCGTCAACAGGCCGTGCTGGGTTGTGCTACCTGCGCCAGTTGCCAGGGGTTGCGGGAGCGGCGGCGATGAGTGAGCAATCCACCAGCACCGCGATATCGTCCTGGGCTCGCCGCTACATCGAAACCTTCAATCTTGCTCTGGTCCCGATTGAGCCGGGCGAGAAGGGGCCGAAGGGTAAGGGTTGGAACAAGCCGGGCGGCTACATCACCGACCCGGTCGCCGCCGAAGCATTCTGGCAACGCAATCCCAAACACAACCTGGGCGTAGTGCTCGGGCCAAGCCGTGTTTGCTCGTTGGACGTTGACGATGTGCAGTGGACGCGGTTTGTGTTGTTCGACCAGATGGGCCTTGATCTGGATGCCATGGCGGTGGTTTATCCGACCATCGTTGGCAACCCGCTGCGGTTCCGTGTGCTGTTTAAGATGCCCGACGACATTGAGCTCACTCGCCACTCCCTTTCGTGGCCCAATGAAAAAGATCCAGATGGATCGATTCACAAGGCGTTGATGGCTCGGGCCAAGGCGGCGAAAGAGCTGGGTGATGCTGTTGATGAGGCAGCAGCGCAAACCGAGGCCGAGGAATACAAGCGCATCACGGTGTTTGAGCTGCGTGCGGGCCTGGTGCAGGACGTATTTCCGCCATCGGTCCATCCTGGCACTGGTAAGCCTTACACCTGGCGTACTCCGCCGAATGCCGCTGATGGTCTGCCGGTCCTCACCAACGAGCTGCTGAACATCTGGCAGAATTGGGATGTCTTCAAACGCAACGCTGAAGCCGTGTGCCCTTGGGCGCCGAAGCCCAAGAAACCCGCAGCGAAACCTATCAAGCGTACGCCGCCCACTGACGGCAAACCCTCGGTGATTGATGAGTTCAACCGATGCCACGATGTAGAAGAATTGTTGCGCGCCCACGATTACATCAAGCGTGGCAATAAATGGCTTTATCCACACAGCAGCACCGGGCTGCCAGGTGTGACGATCAACGACCGCAAGGTCTACTCGCACCACGGCGCGGATCCGCTGGCCAACGGTCATCAGAATGATGCGTTTGAAGTGTTTTGCCTGCTGGACCACGATGGCGATCAGTTGCGGGCGGTGAAGGAAGCCGCCCGGATGTTGGGCATGCAGCACGTCTCGCGCCCAGCCTCACAAGATCTTCCCCCGACCCCATCGGCGGATGCCAGCGAGCAGGACTCCAGCGCGCCAGCCAGTGAGGCCGCTCCTGCTGCTGACGGGGGGGCGGGGGAGGCGTTGACCTATGAGCAGGTGCTGCGCAGGTACGTGCTAGTCGAGGGCACCACGCAAGTGTGGGATCTCGACAAAGCACGGACCATGAAGAAAACCGCGTTTGAGGCCCGTGTCGGGAAGCCCCTGGCGAAACAGTGGATGGATGACACCCAGAAAAAGCTGATCTCGGACGATAAGGTCAAAGAGATCGAGCAGGCTCGCAAGATGGCGGGTAAGAAGGGTGGTGCGCTCAACCTTGAGCCGATTGAGCGCTATGTCTATATCGACGGTACCAAGGATGTTTGGGACCGAGAGAAGAAGCGCCGTGTGCCAGAGGGCGCCGTCAAGATGGCCCTCGGCGATATGTATGGCATGTGGTTGAACAGCCCGGATCGGCGCGTGGTTGACGTGGAGAACATCGTCTTCGACCCGACGATGACCAAAGACCCGAACATCTATATCAACACCTTCGACGGACTGCCCACGGAACCGAACCGCGATGACGCGGCGTGCGAGAACCTGCGCTGGTTGATCTCTTTCCTGTGCAACCACGACAAGTCGTCGAGCGATTGGTTGGTACGGTGGTTGGCGTACCCGTTGCAGCACCTGGGCGCGAAAATGGACACCGCGGTGTTAGCTCATTCGACCATGGAAGGCTCGGGTAAAAGCCTGCTGTTCGCCGACGCCTTCGGGCAGCTGTATGGCCAATACGCGGCTACGGTCGGGCAGACACAGCTGGAAAGCAACTTCAACGCCTGGCAAAGCCGCAAGTTGTGGGCCGTGTTCGAAGAGGTAGTCAGCCGTGACCAGCGTTACAACCAGGTGGGCAAGATTAAGCACCTGGTGACGGGCAAGACGGTGCGCATGGAGTCGAAGTTCATCAACGGTTGGGAGGAAGCTAACCACATGAACGCCGCATTCCTCAGCAACGAGATTATGCCCTGGCCCATCTCGCCCAGTGATAGGCGAATGTTGGTCCTATGGCCAATGGAGACTCTGCCGGTAGAGCGTCAAAAAGCTGTGGGCCGAGAGCTGGAGAATGGTGGTGTCGCGGCGCTATACGCCTGGTTGTTGTCTATTGATCTTGGCGACTTCGATCAACGCACAAGGCCTCCCAGCACTGATGCGCGCGAGCGGCTGGTGGCCCTGAGTAGGGCGAGCTGGCAGACTTTCCTGTTCCTCTGGCAATACGGCGAACTCGGGCGCGATATGTGGGGCGCCTGTTTGTCTAGCGACCTGTACGCGATGTTCTTGGAGTGGTGCCACCGCAACAAAGAGCATGTGATGAGCCAGACCAAGTTTTCGCTTTTCATCAGCTCGGAGGTGGACAAGACCCGGGCCATCCCATGGACGGATGGCAGCAACCGCAAGTTTGCGGCCTTCTTCTTTCCTCGGGGTGAGGGCGCTTCCCAGCCCCCATCAGTCAGTTCGGCCGATCTGGGGAAGGCGGTGCTCGCCTGGCGGGCAGCGGCGCGCCTGGCGGGTTGGAACGTCGACAACTGGGACCACATCAAGGCGGCTGCAGCATGAGTCCGTCTAATAGTGTGTTGGGTGTGTTGGGTGTGTGTCGGGTCGGTTTTGGATACCTCACACAGTTTAGAACCTTCTATTTCGCCGCTTTGCGCCTGCTGTGTTGGGTGTGTTGGGTTTGTCGTCGCGCACGCACATGGGCAACGTTATTTGAATCCATGGCGGCGAGATTTTTTCCTTATGCGAGAACCGTTAAACCCAACACACCCAACACACTCAACACATTTGATTTAAGGCTATTGAATTTAAAGGGTTTTAGCTGTGTTGGGTTTGTGTTGGCTATGGCGGTTTTTGTGTCGGGATTGGTTTTGGGTGGGGGATCAGGACGATGATCGAAGAAATGGAAACCTTGTTGAAGCATTGGGGTGAGCAATGCCGCTGTAACGGCGAAGGCGGTGGGATGGGTAGCCCCATGGCCACGATCATGGAATGGGGTGGCTGCGCGCCACGCGGCACCCCAGGCTCGCGCATCATCCTCGGCGTAGGTGCTGGTCCTGATGGTGTCACTCAGGAGGTCGCTGCCGCACTGTCTGAGATTGGGCGGCAAGATGAGCGCGGAGAGCGGTTGGCACGGCTGGCAGCTCGGCGTTATGGAGATGACCCGACGCCAAGTTGGCTTATGCAGATGAATCAGGCGGGCTTTGCGTCGACTGGCCGTCAAACGTATTACGACCTGGTACACGCGTTGCACCTGCGGTTGTTGCAAGTGTTGACGCGGCGCGCGGAAGCCCGGAATCACATTGCCACTCGTCGGACTGGACAGCTTCAGAGTGTCCTCAAAGTTGCGTCAAAGTCGCGTCGAGTCAGTTAACCGAAATTGCCCCCTTTTCGGTTCCGTACTCAAGGGGTAAAAAGTCCCCACGATATGGAATTTGCGCCTTGGCGCTGACCTAGCACGTGCTGTGCAGCTTCACCCGGCTTCCCTGAGCCGGTCACCTGACCCCGCTTCGGCGGGGTTTTTATTTTCCGCGTGCGGCGCGACCGGTAAGGAAAGAACATGACGAATGAACAACAGGCCCTGGCCGAGATGCCGATCTGGTTAGTGATTGTCCTCGCCCTGGTGGGTGGTGTGTCCGGGGAGATGTGGCGCGCAGACAAGGAAGGGGCACGGGGCTGGGCCCTGGTCCGGCGGTTGGCTCTTCGGTCAGGCGCCTGCGTTGTGTGCGGCGTGTCAGCGATCATGCTGCTTTACGCGGCGGGCATGTCGATTTGGACATCAGGCGCGTTGGGATGCCTTACGGCGATGGCAGGTGCTGACGTTGCCATTGGGCTGTACGAGCGGTGGACAGCCAAGCGGCTGGGCCTGAGTGAGTCAGCAGCGGTAAACGGTGATGTAGGGCGTTAACCCTCAAGGAGCCAGGACCATGATGCGGCTTGAGATGCGTGACAACATCGATCAGATCGTCAGGGAGATGCGCGGCATCAGCCGGTCGAAGGTGCCAACGGCTGCAGCCAAGGCGCTGACCTTCACGGCGGAGCGCGTCCAGGCTGCCGAGAAAGCCGAACTGGCCCGGGTGTTTGATCGCCCCACACGTTGGACGTTGAACTCTATCTTCAAGCGCAGCGCCACGGTCACCCGGCTGTACGCCCGGGTGTGGGTCAAGGACGAAGCCAGCTCAGGTGTTCCCGCATCCAAGTATTTGCCGGTGCACATGGACGGTGGCAACCGCCCGCATAAGCGCTTCGAGAAGGCGCTGATCCATTACGGCTTGATGCCAGCGGACATGTACGCAGTACCAGGTCGGCGCGCCCGAATGGATGGCAACGGGAACATCAGTCGCGGCCAGATCGTGCAGATCCTATCCGCCCTCGGCGCAGCAGAGCGGGTGTCGGGCTTCATGGCTAACCGCACGAAACGAAGCCAGCGCCGCAACCGAAATGCAACGGACTACTTCGTGGGTCGGCCTGGTAACGGCACCGGCCCTCGCGGCATCTGGCAGCGCGTCGGCAGTGGTGCCAGGCCCATCCTGATCTTCGTCAAGCGCCCGACGTATCGACGGCGCTTTGACTTCTACGGGGTCGCCAATCGCGTGGCCCAGGCCGAGTTCGAACCGCTGTTCCGGCGTGCCCTGGCTCGGGAAATGGAAAGGAGCTGACCTCCTGTCGGTTTCGTGCTTTTTTTCTCAAAAAGTGGCGATATTTCAATGATTTGGCAGGTTTTAGGCTTGACAGGGGCATGTGTGCCCCGAAATCAATGGGTCCTTCCGGGCAGCAGAGCCAACGGGGTAATTCGAACCCCGACTTTTTCACAGATTCAACCTGACATAGGGGGTTCCGCTTCCATGTCCGCAATAGGACCAGACCATGCCAACCCAACGTGAAGTCGCTGATCACCTGGACATGAGCGAGCGAAATGCCCGCGACGTGCTCAAGGCGTTAGACCTGGACTGGCAGACCGCAAGCTTGGATGAGATCCGGACGGCTTACATCCGCGACCTGCGCGGAAAAGCCGCTGGGCGCGGGGGCAGTCAGCTTGAACAGCTCAACAGAGCGCGGATCGAAGACCTGCAGCAGAAGTCAGCAAACGGACGGTTGGCATATCACGAGAAACTCGGATCGCTGATTCCGGCTGGTGAGGCTGAGCGGGCGATGTCCGACTGGGCCAGCTTCGCAAACCGGGAATACCTGGGCGGGCTTGAACGAATCATTCAGGAAATCGAGAACGTGCAGAAACTCACGGTAGATCGAACAGTGGTGGCCAAAGTTGCTGGACCTACAACCGAGCGAATTGCAGGCTACGCGCGAAAACTTGGCGCGGAGCTTGTTGGCAGCAGCGGGGAAGTTCAACCCGCCCCGTGACATTCCGACCGCGCATTACATGAGCACCGAGTTTTACCTGCCCGCTGAAAGCGGTGTGCTGCACGGGCTCTACGACTTCCAATACACGCCTTACTTTCTCGGCGTTGCCGCTGCCCTGGACGACCCTCGGGTGAGCGAAGTTGACCTGATGAAAGCGGCGCAGATCGGCTGGACGTGGTTCCTGATCGGCTACCTGTTCAAGTTCATCCATAACCTGCCGCGTCCGATCATGATCCTGTTTGCCAAGGAAAAGGACGGCAAGAACTTCCACGACGAAAAGCTCAAGTTCGGCGTCAACGCGAACACTGAGGTGGCGAAGCTCATGCCGGTGGATGTCAGCCGCACCTCCGGCAACCGCTGGGACCATAAGACCTTCCCGGGCGGGTTCCTCAAGCTGGTCGCGTCCAACTCGCCGGGCAACGTCAAATCCACGTCTTCTGTGGGCTTGTCAGTGGTAGAGGAACCGGACGATACCAGCGACGACGTGAAGGGGCAGGGCGATGCCATCGCGCTGCTGGAAGAGCGCGGCAAGCGCTATCCCGGTTCCAAAATGCTGGTAGGCGGGACACCGGCGATCAAGGGCGCGAGCAAGACCGAGGCACGCTTGGCCCAGACCGATTGCCGGGTGTTGCCGGTCATCTGCCATTCGTGCGGTCAGGCGCACGTCCTGGACTTCGCACACATCAAGTGGCTCGACATCGAGGAGGAAGCGACGCCTCATGAGATCTACGGTCGCGCGGATCCTGACACTGCCGGCTACGGTTGCCCGCATTGTGGCGAGATCTGGGACGACTACCAGCGCAAAGAGAATATCCGCAACACGGTGTTCAATGCGGTAGAAGCCGGCGACCCATACTGCGGTTGGGTTCCGACCAAACCCTTCGCCGGTCGCGCCGGGTTCATTGAGCTGAATGAGCTGTATGCCTGTTTGCCCGGTACCAGCTTGGCCGACATCGTGCGCGAGAAGCTCAACGCCGAACATCAAGCGTCCATGGGAAACCTGTCGCTGCTGATCAAGTTCGTCAACCAGAAACAAGGCCGTGCCTACGAGTACAAATCCGATCTGCCCGAAGCTGACAAGCTGGCCGAACGCGCAGAGGACTACCCGGAATTGTACGTACCCATGGGCGGGATCGTTATCACCGCTGGCGTCGATGTGCAGCACGACCGCTTGGCGGTGGTGATGCGTGCCTGGGGGCGAGGTGAGGAATCTTGGTTGCTTTACTGGGGTGAGATCTACGGCGAGGTGGTGTTGCCTGACCAGGGCGTCTGGTTGGATCTGGAAAAGCTGCTGTTTGCGTCGATTCCACATGCCTGCGGCGCCAAGCTGAAGGTGTTGGCTACGTCACTCGACACTTCCGACGGCACGATCACCCAGGACGCGGCTTATGCGTTCTGCCGCAAACACCAACGCAACGGCGTGATGGCGATCAAGGGCGCGAGCGAACGCGGCAACACTCGCGACGACGAGCGCCGGGAGATCTTCAGCGCGCCTCGGCAGGGCGTCGACACCGACAAAGAGCAAAAGGCCTCGAAGTATGGCCTACGCCCTTACATCGTCGGCACGTCGCGGGCCAAGGATCTGTGGATCGAGGGTCGGCTGCCGTTGACCGGTGATGGTCCTGGCCGCATGCACTTCTACAAGACGGTGCGCCCGGATTATTTCCGGCAGATCACCGCCGAAGTGAAGGCGCCCAGTCGTCGGCACCACTACCGCAAGGTGTGGCAGAAAAAGGCAGGTGAGCCGAACGAAGGCACGGACTGCGAAACCTACGCGCTGCATGCGGCCCGCTCCCTGAAAACGCACCTGCTGCAAGAACAGGATTGGGCAGCGCTTGACGCGCAGATCCGCCAGGGTGGTTTGTTTGATCAGCCCGATCAGATTGAGCCCGTGATAGAGCCCGATCCCGAAACCAAAGAGGCGAGCACCGAGCCGTCGCCACCCGTTCAACCCCCCGATCTCCCGCCTACTGGCGGGAGAGTTGTTTCTGGGCGCCGCAGTGCAATGCGTGTGCTCTCCCAACGCAGGAATTAATCAATGGCTATCACCCTGGAACAAGCGCAGGGCCAGCTCCAAGCCTGGCTCGATGCGAGCATGAAGGTCAGCCAGAAGCAAAGCTACCGGATCGGCTCCCGGCAGTTGGAATACGCTGACCTTGCCGAGATCACTAAAACAATCGACTACTGGCAGAAGCAAGTTGATGGCCTGGAAAGCGGCCGGCCACGGGGGATTGTCCTGCGTGGGATCACGCCGCGATGAGCCGCGCGCCGAAAGCCCCAGAACCCACACTGCTCGACAAGGCCATCACCTGGTTGAGCCCTGAGCGCGGTGCCAAGCGCATGCATGCCCGGCTCACCATGACCGCGCTGGGCGGTTACAGTGGCGCATCGAAGGCCAAGCGTTCGTTGAGCGCCTGGAACCCTGCCGCGGGCAGTGCAGCGGCTGACTTGCTACCCGACTTGCCCACGCTTCGCGAGCGATGCCGTGACCTTGAGCGCAACAACCCCATCGGTGGCGGCGCGATCAACACGGTGACGACTAAAACGGTCGGTACTGGCTTGGCGCTCAAGTCCGTGGTGAACCGGCAGATCCTTGGCTGGGATGAAGATCAGGCCCGGGAGTGGCAGCGCAAGACTGAATCGTTGTTCAAGTCCTGGGCGGAAACGACCTGCTGCGACATTACCCGCGAGCAAAACTTCTATGGTTTGCAGGATCTGACGTGGCGTTCGGTGCTGAGTAGCGGTGATGTGTTTCCGCTGTTGACCCACAAGGAGCGCCCTGGTCATCACTACTCGGCGTGTATCCAGCTCATTGAAGCCGACCGAATCTGCAACCCGTCGGGCAGAGCCGATACGGAAATCCTCACCGCTGGTATCGAACGTGACGCCGACGGCGCTCCGATCAAGGCTCACATCCTGCGCAGCCACCCTGGTGCGCTGGGCGTTAAAGAACGGGAATGGGATGAGCGTCCGTTCTTCAACGAGCGCGGCGGTCGGGTGCTGTTGCACGTGTACCGCCGCCGGCGAGTGGGCCAGCCACGCGGTGTGCCGTACCTGGCGCCGGTGATCGAAAAGCTCAAGCAATTGGACCGCTACACCGATGCCGAGTTGGAAGCTGCGGTGGTGTCGGCGTTCTTCGCTGTGTTCATCAAGCCGGGGACAGGCGGGAGCCTAAGCCCACTGGCATCTGCTGCTACCGGCAACACGCCCGTCGGCGGCGACCGGCCAGCAGGACGGGAGCAGGGTGGCTGGGACGGTTCGCTCAGCGGCGGCATTGTCGCCGAGCTGGACGACGGCGCGTCAATTGATACTGCGGCTCCAGGTCGGCCGAACATGGCGTTTGACCCGTTCGTGTTGGCGATGCTGCGCCAGATCGGCATGGCCCTGGAATTGCCCTATGAGGTGCTGATCAAGCACTTCACGGCCAGCTACACCGCCGCGCGTGCGGCAGTCATGGAGGCGTGGCAATTCGTTCGCGGTTGCCGCGACTTCCTGGGCTCACACTTCTGCCAGCCGGTGTACGAGCATTGGCTTGAAGAGGCCATTGCGCAGGGTGATATCGAGGCCCCCGGGTTTTTCGATCACCCGCTACTGCGCTATGCCTACTGCGGTTCGCTGTGGGTGGGCGATGGTCCTGGCACCGTAGATCCGCTGAAGGATATCAACGCCGCCGAGAAGCGGATCGATATCGGCGTCAGCACGTTGGCGAAGGAATCCATGCTCTACGACGGCAGTGACTGGGAGGAAAACCACGAACAGCGCGCCCTGGAAGTGAAGCGTCGGCGCGATGACGGGCTTTCAGCTTCGCCGACGGCCCGCCCGGACAATGAGCCGCCGGCCAATCCCGACCTACCTGAACGGACCTAACTATGAGCGACAACCCAACCGATGCACCCGTGCACCGGGTGACGGCGTTCGACCTGGTCTCACGCGAGCCCTGGGCCATCACTCCGGACATGCTCCAGACCATCACCGCCATTGCCCGTCGGGAACATGAAGGGCCCGAGGCCCTGGAAGCCAGGCAAGGCAAGCCCCTGCAGAACAGCCGTGCAGTGACTCAACGTGGCAACGTTGCCTTGCTGCCCGTCACCGGCCCGGTGTTCCGCTACGCCAACTTGTTCACGGCGCTGTCCGGGGCAACCTCGCTGGATGTCCTGGCCAAAGAGTTCACCAATGCCGTCGATGATCCGCGAACAGACACCATCATCCTGGTGATGGATACACCGGGCGGCATTGCCAGTGGTATCGCTGAGTTCGCTCAGATGATCCGTGCTTCTCCCAAGCAGGTCGTGGCCTACGTATCCGGCAACGCAGCCAGCGCAGGCTATTGGATGGCGGCAGCGGCACATGAAATTGTCATGAGCCGTACCGGCGCCGTTGGCTCCATTGGCACGGTGTTGACGGTGCGTAAAAGCGAAGACGACGGCAGTTTCGAGATCGTCAGCAGCCAAAGCCCGAAAAAACGACCGGACTTCGGTACCGAATCAGGCCGCGCTGTCGCACAAGCCCACGTCGACCGCCTGACCGACATCTTCGTCGAGGACGTCGCTAATTATCGCGGCCTCAGTGTTGAAACCGTCCTGGCTGACTTCGGCCAGGGCGACATGCGGATTGGCTCGGATGCCGTGGAACTGGGCATGGCCGACCGTGAATCCACCCTTGAAAACCTTATCGCCGAATTCAACGGCAGTCCCTCTGGAGATCGATCCATGTCCGCACCAAACAGCAGCACCGTACCAGCTCCAACCACCGACAATCCGGCCATCACCCGTGAATATCTGGCCGCGAATCACGCGGAATTGCTGGCCAGCCTGGAGCATGACGCACATGCAGCTGGCGCTCGCGCCGAGTGCGATCGCATCAAGGCAGTCGAGGCGGCCGCTTTGCCCGGGCATGAAGAGCTGATCGCCAGCCTCAAGTTCGATGGCAAAACCAGCGGCGCCGAGGCGGCTGCACAGGTGATTGGTGCCGAAAAGTCCAAGCGCGCCACTGCTCTTGCCGACATTCGCAGTCAGGCCCCTGCGCCGGTACCCAACGCACTCACGCCACCGGCTGCACCAGCTGCCGCCGAAGAGGATCTGGAGGCGCCCCTGGAAGAGCGCGCCAAAGCGACCTGGGACGGCGATAAGGAACTGCGCGCCGAGTTTGGCACTTTCGAGGCCTACCACGGTTATCGCAAGGCCACCGACCGTGGCTTGGTCAAGGTTCTGAAAAAGTAGGCACCTGATAAGTCCCTCAAATCCTGGCTCTGGAGAATCCCATGCCTCTTACACTCGATACCCCCCGCGCCTACGAGATCGGCACCATCAACGACTTGTCCGTTGCCGCCGGTGTGCAGATCTTCGAAGGCTCGGCCGTTGGCATCATCGCCGCCAGTGGCCTGGCGCGCCCTCTGGCGGCTGGTGATCTGTTTGTCGGTTTCGCTGATCGCGGCGTCGACAATCGCACCGGCGCCGCTGCGGCCGCGCGCGTCCGTCTTCGCGAAGAAGGCAAGATTGAATTGCCCGTAGCTGCCCTGGCGCTTACCGATATCGGCAAGCAGGTCTACGCCAGCGACAGCGGCGCGTTCCTGCTGACCGCCGCCGGGAATAGCCTGGTTGGCCATGTTCACCGTTTTGTCCGCTCTGGCGTTGGCATCGTCAAGTTCGCCGCCCAGCCAGTGCCCGTCGCGCCTTAACGCAACACCCAAACCCTTCCTTTTTTGACCGTATCCTTCTTCAGGAGAATCACCCATGGGTGCTGAAGTACTTTCCAGCCGTGCCGTCATCGGCATGTTTTACGAAATGCTCGAACAGAATGTGGGGTCGAACTGGATCGACGCCGTGTCCAACCTGTTCGATTCTGACCAGGCAAAAGAAACCTACCCGTGGATTGGCATGGTGCCGACGTTGCGTGAGTGGATCGGTGGCCGTCATGCCAAGGGGTTCATCGGCGCTGAACTCGAAATCGAAAACCTGCACTTCGAAGCAACCATTGAGGTTCTGGTCAAGGAGCTGCGCCGAGACAAAACCGGGCAGCTGCGGATTCGCCTCGGTGAATTGGCCGACCGCACGAATGCCCACTGGGCCAGACTGCTCTCGGTACTGTTGCTCAATGGCGAAACCCAGGTCTGCTACGACGGCCAGTACTTCTTCGACACCGACCACGAAGAAGGCCAGAGCGGGGTGCAGTCGAACAAAATCACCACCAAGCTTTCTGATTTGCCCGGGACTGACCACGGCACGCCTACCCGACCGACCGTTGAAGCCTTCCAGCAAGCGGTTGCTCTGTCTGTGACCCAGTTGACCAGTCTCAAGGATGATCAGGGCGAGCCCATTAATGAACTGGCCCGCGAATTCCTAGTGATGGTCCCGTTCAACCTTTTGAGCGTTGCTCAGTCAGCGTTGAGCGTTCCGCGCGGCACCAACATCAACGAGATTGTCATGCCCGATAACGTCGTGGTTCGGGTGGTGGGCAACGTGCGACTCAATGCCTGGCAGGACAAGTTCGTGACTCTGCGCACCGATGGCCGTTTGAAAGCCTTCATCCGTCAGCAGGAAACCGACGTTGCCATGAAGGCGAAGGCGGAAGGCTCGGAGTACGAGTTTGACAACGACGCCCACCAGTACGGTGTCGACACCTGGCGCAACGTCGGTTTTGGTCGCTGGCAGTACGCCGTCCTTAACCAGCTGGTGGCATAAGCCGGTCGGCCTGCCCCTCACCGAGGACACTGATATGCCGAAATACCGCGTTAAAGAGACCATCACCCTTTACGGCGGGGAGTTGATTCTGACAGCCGCCCAGGCCAGCGCACGACAGCACTGCCTGGAGCCGGACGAAAAGAAAAAGGGCCGCTACACCATTCTGGAGCCTGTCCAGTTCAAAGTCGGGGAGGTGATCGTTATCCCTGGTGAGCCGGACAAGGCGCTGGAGCAGCGGCTTGTGAAAGTGGACAAGGCAGGAGGGGCCAGCGATGCCGAATAAAACCTATACCGTTCTGTCAGGCTCGTTCCGCCGGCCAGACAACAGCCTGGTGGGCCAAGGTGGCGTAGTCGAGCTGCCGGACGATGTGGCAGATCGCTTTCGTCACCAGTTGGAAGTCGTAGTGCCCGGCCCATCGCTTGCACCGGCTGGTGATGGTGGGCGCAAGTCGAAGGTGAGTCCCGATGCTTGACGAAGACCTCAGGGGCTTCCTTGAGGACTTCGACGTCGGCGGGGTGGTTGATGGTGAGCCGTTTCTGGCGGCACGCGACATGCCTGATGAGATCCATGGCATGGGTGGCACCAACAGCCAGTCCACCGGCTACGAGATCCTTGTCATTACCTCGGACGCGGAACGCCTCGGTATCAAAAATTCCAAGCTGATCACCGTAGGTGGCGTGTCCTACCGGGTGCGTGACTGCCGGATGATCGATGACGGCGCCTTCAGCCTGGCCTCACTCACCAAGGTTTAACCCATGCCTTCGATCCAAGAACGCATCGTCGCAAAGGCGCAGGCGCTGATCCTGGCTGCCGATACGCCGGTGGCTGATCGCGTGTTTCGCAGCCGTACCGAGGCGATTACACGCGACATGACCCCGGCGCTCGTTCTGCGACCCAGCCTCGAAACTACTGAACGGGAAAGCTTTTCCGTGGACCGCAACCAGTTCGAACTGACGGTAGAAATCATCGCTCGGGAAGACACTGTGACAGGGGCAGCCTGGGATCAGGTGGCTGACCTTGTGAAGGTTGCCGTACACGCGGTGCTGACCACCGAGGGTGCCTTTCCTGAAGCGGACCGGGTACAGCGGTTTTACATCGACTGGATCGAGGACGAAGGCGACAACACCGCCGGCAACTGCCTGGTCCGCTACCGCTTCACCTACCTGTGCAACACCGGCGACTTGACCACCGGCCCCACCTTTTACTGAGGAATAAATTATGCAAATTGCATTCGGCAGTGGGTTGTTTTACGCCACCCCGCTGATGGACGCCTATGGCAACGCCCTGGCGTCACCCACCCCCATCCTGCTGGGCATCATGCAGGAAGCATCGGTTGATCTGTCCTACGACTCCAAGGAGCTGTTCGGTAGCGAGCAGTTCGCCGTCGATGCCGCGCGTGGCCAGGGCAAGTTGTCCGGCAAGGCCAAAGCCGCCCAGATCAGCCTGTCGCAAATGAATGCCCTGGTGTTCGGGCAAACCCTCCAGCCCGGCCAGGTTCTGGTGCACCACGCAACCACGCCCCAGGATATTCCTGCCGGCGGCAAGATCATCGTCACCCCACCAGGTGCTGGCCTCTTGGCCGGTGACTTGGGTGTTCGCGGTGGCGGTGCAGCCCCGTTCGCCCGTGTACTGGCAGCGCCGGCCAAGGGGGAATACACCTACGACTCAGGTACCGGTGAATATGCGTTCGCCGCTGCGGACGTCGGTGTGCCGGTGTTTATTGACTATCGCTACTCGGTCGCCACCGGCAAGAGCCTTTCGGTGCGCAACTTGCCGATGGGCGATATGCCGGTGTTCCAGGGCGAGCTGTACTTGAAATACAAAGGCAAGTCGATCTACGTCCGCGTGCCCAACTTCGTCAGCAATAAATTGAGTCTTTCGACCAAGCAGGACGACTACACCATCCCTGACTTCGAATTCACCGGCTATGCCGATGAATTTGGCGAAGTCGCTTACTGGAGTTCCAGCGAATGACCGTCGTTAATATCCCAGGTGTTGGCTTCCCGTTCCCGGGTAAGACATTGGTTATTCCGCCGCTGACGCTGGGCGACCTGGAGCAACTGCTGGATCGGATCAACCGGGTTATGGCCGGCAATATGGACAAGGACAGCATCGCCACGGTGATCGACGCCACCCATGCGGCGCTTCGTCGAAACTACCCTGATATGGAGCGCACTGAGGTCGCCAACCTGCTGGACCTGAGCAACATGCGCGAAGCCCTCAACGCCGTTATGGGGGCGTCTGGGCTTGAGGTGACGGAACCGGCGCCGGGGGAAGGCCAGGCCCCTTCGACTGGGGCCAGCTCTACGCTCATCTGATTGCCAGTACGGGCCAAAGCCCGGTCACCCTGCGGCGTGACTGGGACATGGTGATGGTGGGCCATATGACGGACTATTGGCGGCACCACCCGCCCGTGCATGTGCTGGTGGCCGGGTATATGGGCTATAAACCGGCAGAAGACGTCACGGATGCGCCTGATCTGGCGAGCAACCTGGCGGCAATGGCTGCGGATATGCGCGGTGAACTACCTGAGCATTTGCGTGGGGCGTTGGATGCGTTTGTGGCGCCCAGTTAGTACTGGACACCATAGAGCCACCACGTTAGCCTCCGGCACATTACAGGGAGGCTATTTGATGCGGTATTTGGTTGTTTTAATGGCTGGTATGAGTATTTATCACGCCCAGGCGGACAATGGTAGTGAATACCAACGAACAGCCAAAGCAAAGGAATTGGTGCAAAAACGACTCAAGAACCCAGATTCTGCGAAGTTTAAAGAACTGCATCTTGATACTTTTCCAAGCGGTGGGATTATCGTTTGCGGAGAGGTTGATTCAAAAAATGGAAATGGTCGTTATACCGGGTTCCGAAGGTTTTACAGTACTGGAGTGACGGCGCGATTTAAGGAGGATGAGCCCAAAATTTTCGACGACGTTTATACGATGATTTGTTCAAAGTAAGACTTAATCTTTAAAAGAAACTCCGCCTAGGCGGAGTTTTTTATTACCTGCGATATGAGGATCTGGCATGGATAGAAATATTGCATACCAGTTCACGGCTGGTACTCAAGGCTTTGACCGTGCAATCGAAAGTATTGAGCGAAACATGCGTGACGCTCGAACAACGTTCAGTCGTGAACTCAGAGCAATTAATACGGAGATGGTGGGTAGCCAGGCACAACTGAGCCGTTTTGGTCCGGCGGTAAATGATGCTCTCGGTGGTGTTAGCGCCATAATGCGCACTGGGCTTTCCAGCGTGGCCGCTGGGTTGATCGGCGTGTTTGCGCTGGGTGCATTCAAGGTCAAACAGCTAGTTGCAGACAGCAAGGACGCGGCGATTCAGCAACAAGCAGCTTATCGTGGCTTGGAAGCCGTAGCCAATCATGCGGGCGTGGGTATTGGCCGCGCTATGGATGAGGCGAATAAGCTCGCAGCTGACGGTTTACTCAGCGTCGGTGATGCAGCCAAGGCGCTTCAAAATCTGTTGAGTCGTGGATACAGCGTTGACCAGGCGGTGGGTGTCATCACTCGTTTGAAGGATGCTGCGGCTTTCAATCGCCAAGCGAATCTCAGCATGTCAGAGGCAGTGGTGACAGCTACCGAAGGTTTGAAGAATGAAAACTCGGTGCTGGTCGATAACGCTGGCGTGACGAAAAACGTTGCAAAAATGTGGGACGAATATGCCAAGAGTATTGGCACTACCCGTGACAAATTGACTGACTCGCAGAAGATCACCGCTGAATACAACGGTGTGATGAAAGAGACAACAGCACAGGTGGGTAACGCGGCGAAAGCGGCGGAAGGGCTAACAGGTAGTCAGGCCGAACTCGACTCTAAAAGCAATGAGCTTCAGGTAACTATTGGAACCATTCTTGAGCCTGTCTTCGTTAGTTTGAATAAAAAACTTTCTGAAACCGCAGGTTGGTTCAATAGCTTACTGAAAGGCATGACAGGCGTAGGCGCTACCGTGGATGAGGTGGCAGCAAATGTCGCCCGGTACGAAGCCATCCTCAGGGACTTCAAGCCCGGCCCGCGGGGCAACGGCAGCAAGGCACCGCTCGAAGCTGCATTGGTGGAAGAGCGCCTGCTGTTGGAGAACATGCAACTTGTTTCAAACAAGGTAGAGGAGGTGGACGCAGGTATGCGTTCCCGTGTTGCACGCATTGAAGAACAGCGCCGGAAGGTGGCTGAGATGGCGGCAACGGGCGACATCGCGATGACTAAGGCTCCACAGCAGGGCCGGACGGCACCAACAGCTTACGGTATCGAAGTCGCCCGGCTGACGAAGCTTGAAGCCGGTTATGCCGCCGCAATTGAGCATCGAAAAAAGGTCGAGGAGGCGACAACGCCACCGAAGACAACTGATACCCCTGCAACAGCACCCGGCAAAGCTACCTCGCGAGTAAGCGAATGGTCCGAAGCGCTGGATGCGCAAAAGGTCGCTCACGCCCAGCAGCAGGCAGAGCAGGGCACGTTTCTCCAGTTCTCCCAGCAGCAGGAAGCGGATTACTGGCAAGGGATCCTCAAGCGCGCCGACCTGACGGCCAAGGAACGCTTGGGCGTGCAACGCAATTACCTGACGGCTCTGGGTTCACTACGACGCCAGGACGAAGGCAAGGCATTCGCTGATCTCCAGGCCCAGGCGCAGCAGTACCGCAACAACATGGATGCGCGTTTAAACATCGCTCAGCAGGCGTTGGAGCGCAGCCGGCAGCTTTATGGTCAGGACAGTCAGGAGTACCGCAGAGCGGCGTCTGAGGTTGTCGCCATCGAGCGGGAGAAACAGCAGCAAATCACCAACATGAAACAGCAGGAATATGCCGCTGATAAGCAAGCTCGGCTGACCGACGTTGCTCATGCCGAGCAAATGGCCCAGTTGGACCTGCAGGCCAATCTGATCACCCAGGCGCAATTGCTGCAATCCCAAGCCGAGTTTGAAAAACAACGGTATGCCATCGAGGCTCAAGCGCTGGCTCAACGCAAGGCTCTGTTGGATCAGGATCCTGACCGTAATCCGGTTGCGCTGCAGCAGGTCCAGCAGCAGATTCTCGCCCTGGAGCAGACCCACCGAAACAGCATGGCCGTTATCGGCCGACAGCAAACCATGGAATCTCAGAGCAACTGGACCGGCATGATGGGGAGTTTGCAGTCCAGTTGGTCGAGCGGGATGAACGGCATCCTCACTGGCACGATGGGCACACAGGGGCTGCTCAAAGGGATTTTCGGCAGCATCGGTACGGCGTTCGTCGAAAACATGGTCACAAAGCCATTGATGGCCTGGATCTTCGGCGAGACGGCGAAAACAGGCGCGACGGTGACCGGCGTCGGCTTGCGAACAGCCGCCGAGGTTGGAGGCGCCGCGATGTCTGTAGCGGTCTGGGGCGCGGCCACCATCAGCAACATCATTTCCAGCGCCTACCAGGCCATCGCGGGCGCGTTTGCAGCGATGTCGGCAATCCCGATCATCGGCCCGGCTTTGGGCGTTGCAGCGGGTGTTGCTGCCGGTGCGTTCGTGTTCGGCCTGATCAAGAACGTGGCGTCCGCTGAGGGCGGCTACGACATCCCGGCCGGGGTGAACCCAATGACCCAGCTCCACGAACAGGAAATGGTTCTGCCCAAGCAGTACGCCAATGTAATTCGCCAGGCAGCGAATGGCGAAGGTCAGTTGGGTGGCGGCGGCGGTGGTTACCACTATCACGACAGCAGCGGCCGACTCACACCGGCGGACATTCGGCGCAATGCCCGAGTGTTTGCCCTCGAAATGCAGAAGCTGCAGCGCAACGGTGCCCTCAAGGCATAAGGAGTTTTCATGCTGCTCGGGCCATTTTTTCCTGCGCGTTGGATTGCCGGTTTACCGGATCGCGGTGTTATGGCGGACAACGTGTTGCCCTACATGCCAGGACAGACGTACCTCGCCAAGAAGTCTCCAGCGTGGAGCACGGGCGTACAGACATCGGCCAGCGGTCGACGTCGCACCACGGCGTATTACCCGGCGCCGTTTTGGACGTTTCAGATCAACTACAACGCAGTGCGCAAACGTCCTGGGCTGGATGAATGGTCGCGCTTGGTGGCGTTCTTTAACCAACGCAAGGGCCAGTTCGGGGACTTTCTGTATTTCGACAGGACCGACCACCAAGTCACCAAGCACCGCTTTGGCTTTGGCGACGGGGTTACTAGAACGTTTCAACTCTCGAGGGCTATTGAGGGATGGATCGAGCCTGTTTACGGAGTAGTCAACATTGACCTGATGACCATCGCCGGAGCGCCTGTGACGGCCTACAGCGTCAGTTCTCTCGGCCAGGTTACCTTCGCCCAGGCACCCGGGCTCGGCCAGGCCTTGGAGTGGACAGGCGCCTTCTTTTTCCGCTGTGCATACGACTCAGATTCGCTAGACGGCGCCCAGCCGTTCGGGCGGATCTGGGAGATGAAAAACGTCTCTTTCACGAGCATCAAACCATGATCGATGTGAGTCCCGAGTTGAGACAGTTTCTGGCCACGGCCCGAAGCTTTGTGATGGCCGATCTTTACACCATCACCCTGGCAAGTGGTCAGGTGCTGCGTTACACCGACGCCGGTGTGCAATTGTTCGCCGATGGCGCGAATTATTCCGCGTCCGGGCCGCTGCTCAAGCGTACCGGCATCCGCACGGTTCGAGGGGTGGAGGTGGACACCTTGAGCGTCACCCTCTACGCCGGCGTCGAGGACACCTTACTGGGGGAGCCGATTTTGGCCTTTATCGCCGGTGGTGGTTTCGATGGCGCGTCGTTGAGCCTGGCCCGGGCGTTTATGCCCGACTGGACAGCGCCAGTGGTTGGTACGGTGTTGCGCTTCATTGGCCGGGTTGCCGAGGTTGATCCTGCTGATCGCGAGCAGGCAACGTTCTCGGTCAAGTCCCCGATGGAGCTGCTGGACACCAAGGTACCGAAGGGGGTCTATCAACCGGGGTGTCTACGAACTGTTTACAGCGCTGATTGTGGCGTGAACCGCTCATTGTTCGAAACCGCAGGCCTGGTGCTGAACGGTACAAGTGGCCTTCGTATTCGCACCAATATCGGCGCCGAAAACGGTTGGTTTGACCAGGGCGTGATCCGGTTCGTTAATGGCGGCAACGCGGGTGTTTCGCGAACTGTCCGCCGCCAGACGGCTGACGGTACCGTCACACTAATTCTCGGTCTGCCGGCAGAGCCGCAGCCGGGCGATCAGTTCCTGATTTATCCCGGCTGTCCTCGCACGCTGGACGCCTGCACCAACAAGTTCGGCAACCGTAGGCGTTATCGCGGAATGCCCTTTATCCCTGTGGCGGAGACCTCCGTATGACCGAGCTGGAGCTGCAGCAGCGCGAAGCCGTGGTCGCCGAGGCAAGGCGCTGGCTCAGGACGCCTTATCAGCACCGTCAGCACCTGCTGGGCGTGGGCGTGGACTGCGCCTGGCTGTTGATCGAGGTGTATCACTCGCTCGGCCTCTTACCTTGGATTGATCCTGGGTCTTACGCCCAAGACTGGCACCTGCACCGCAGCAAAGAGTTGTATCTGGCCTGGCTGGAAGAATACGGGCGGCAAGTCGTAACCCCGCAACCCGGCGATATCGCCATCTGGAAGTTCGGCCGCACCTACAGTCATGGGGCAGTCGTTATTGACGAGCACCGAGTCATTCACGCCTTTCTAGATATCGGTGTGGAAGTGGCTGATATGCGCGAAGAGCGCTTGGCAAGCAGACCGGTGCGTTATTACACACTCAACAGTTTTGGAGGCAGTGATGGGGGGAGGGGGCGGTAGTTCAATTTCCAATAGTGCAACGCGCATCAACGCGCTGCAGATCCAGAGCAGTGCCAGTGGCAAGCCCATCGCCTGGATTGCCGGGCGTAACCGGATCAGTCCCAACCTGATCTATTACACAGACTTCGATGCGGTTGCCAAAACCACCAAGACCAAGACTGGCGGCAAAGGCGGCGGCGGTGCCACACAGAAAGACACCACCTATACCTACTACGCCGCAATCATCCTGGGTATCGGGCGGGGCCAGCTCAGATCGGTAAGGCGGATCTTTCGTGACAAGGAAGTCTTCGCCGATAAGGTTGTCGATGGTGTCACGCAGTCGGCTCTGGCTCAGATAGGTTTGAGCTTCATGCCGGGCACAGCAGACCAGCCGGTCTGGGGTTACCTGGAGACTAATCACCCGACCGAGGCGATCGCCTATTCGGATACATCGTATGTGTATGCGGCGCGCTACTTGCTCAATGACAACGCCGGCGTGCAGAACCATACCTTTGAGGTTGACGGTCCTTATCAGGTGCCTGGATTGCCCGATGCTAACCCCGGGCTCTTTCTGCCGGGGCTGTTGCTGGACCCGCTGGATGGCATAGGTTTTGATCCTCGTTGGATTGATGACCTGAGCAGTTATCGCGATTACTGCCTGGCCGAGAACTTGTTGCTCAGTCCCGTGCTGGATGAGCAGGCCCCGTGTAGCGAAGCCATCACGCGCTGGTTGCAGCTGACCAACAGCGAGGTGATCTGGTCTGCTGGAAAAATGAAGGTGATTCCCTTCGGTGATCAGGTGGTCACTGGCAACGGAGTGACCTGGTACCCGAATGTCACTCCGGTGGCACACCTCACGGATGATGACTTCTTGACGGAGGAGGGCGAGCCGCCGATTCAGTTGAAGATCAAGAGCCAGGCCGACAGCTACAACGAAGTGTCGCTGGAGATCCTCGACCGCGATCACGAGTACAACACCGATGTAGTACGCGCACCGGATCAAGCTGCTATCGAGCAGTTTGGCTCCAAGCCGATGGACACCATCAAGGCTTACGAGATCTGCAACACGGCGATTGCTTCGCACTCGGCCCAACTGCTGGTGCAACGCAAATTGTATATCCGCAATGAATACCAATTTTCCCTTGGCTGGCAGCACGTGCTGCTTGAACCGATGGACCTGGTCACGATCACGGAACCGGCACTGAAGCTTGATCGCCGCCTGGTACGCTTGATTTCGGTCGAGGAGGATGAAGACGGCAAGCTGGCTGTTGTGGCTGAGGATGCGTTGCTGGGGACGGGCAGTGCTCCGAATTATCCCGTGCAGAGCAAGACGGGTTATCAAGGCAATCAGAACGCGGCGCCAGGGCCGGTGTTGCCACCGATTATCTTCAACCCACCAGAAAGCCTGCTGCTTCCAGGGGAAACCCAGGTATGGGGCGCGGTCGCCGGCGCTGGTGAGGCTTGGGGGGGCTGTGAAGTTTGGATCAGCGCCGACGGTGACAGTTATAGGATGGTCCAGAGTATCTACGGCCGCTCACGCATCGGTCGCCTGACCGCGCCGCTACCTCCCGGCAGTGACCCTGACACCACCAATAACTTGGCAGTGCAGCTCTCGGTCGCCGACCAGTTGACCGCCGCCACAACCGCTGAAGCTGATAGCGGGGCGACATTGTGTTGGATAGATGGCGAGCTTGTTAGTTATCGCGATGCAATCCTGACAGGTCCAGGCGCCTACAACTTGCAGTACTTGCGCCGGGGCCGTCTGGGTTCATCCGTGGCAAACCATCCTGCAGATGCCTCGTTCGTGCGTCTGGATGATGCGATTTGGAAATACAGCTACACGGCGGATCAGATCGGCCACACCGTCTGGGTCAAGTTCCGGTCGTTCAATGTGTTTGGCCGTTCACTTGAGGATCTGGCCGATGTGACGCCCTACAGCGTCACATTGTCGCCGGTTCGGGTCGTCCCTGGTGCAGCGCAAGGCTTGGCGTTGGTAGGAGCGTTTGAGGCGCCTTACTTCACCGTCGGTTGGACCGCTGGGGCACATGCTGCTGATCGACTGATCAGGATCCGCAATGCCAGCACCAATGCTTTGTTGCGTGAGGTGACCACCACCAGCACCACGTTCACCTACCAGTTGGCAGACGCCTTGGTTGATGGTCCTTTGGTCCGTAGCTACCGGGTTGAGGTCATTGAGCGAAATTCTGCGGGGAGCGCACCAGTCGCCGCCCTAGTCGTGGTCAACACCGCGCCGCCCGCTGTGTCAGGTACCGCTGCGACAGTTAGTGGCACGACCGCCAACGTTAACTGCAGCACAAGTGTTGCGCCTGACGTAGCAGGTTACATGTTCGTGTACGCCACTTCGGCTGGGTTTGATCCAACTATCACCGGCACCATCGGCTATCAAGGCGCTTCAGTCGCCGGCCAGATCACAGGCCTAGCTCCAGGCACAACGTACTACCTGCGCGCTGCCGCGTTTGATACGTGGAGCAGTGTCCGCTCGCAACTCAATTTCGCCCCGGCGATCACCTTTAAAACCTGACAGAGATTCGATATGCAGCCTATTCAATTCTTTGCCGCACGGGCCGAAGACGGTGCTCTATTGCCTGGAGCAAGCGTGGACGTGTTCGTCCACGGTACGCAGCAGCGTGCTGTCTTGTTCTCAGATACTGCCGGTAATGTGCCGCTCGGCAACCCGTTTCTCGCTGACGCCAATGGCCGGGTGTTTTTCTACTCTACGACTGATCGCATCGATATTCAGATCAGCCGCTATGGCTATGTCGCGCCCCGGCTCATGGATATCTCGACTCTGGACGTGGCCACTGCAGTGGAGCAGGTGCGAGGGGAAATTGATCAGTTGTTGGTCACCATGCGTGGGGAGTTCGACCAGCTTTTGGAACGATCAGTTTACGAAAGTGAGTTCGTCCAATATGCAGCTGGGGCGCAGGTGCTGCGCATCACTCAGTTGCTGCAACGATCTGGTGAGCTTTACCGGGTACGTGATCAGGCAAGCCTGCCGTTGACCATGAGTGGAAACTGGACGGTAGACAGTCCGAAGTTGGTCTCGGTAGCGGACGGAGCCCTCAGGCAGCAGCTGGCCAATCCGTCACTGATTATGGGCGGCACCATGGTGGCCCGTGCTATACGTCATGTGAACAGTCTGTCGGAGTTGAAGTCGATTAGTGGCCGCTATGAAAACGATACGGTCAGCCTCGTGAACGTGCCAGGGCTCGTCGGCGATTTCCTGTGGAACCCGTCGAGCGTTGCTGCGGCTGACGACGTATTTATTGTGAAAGCAACACCCGCGAGCACAGGCCGCTGGATCCGCGATTTTGCGCAACTGATGCGATCCGATGCAAAAGTTACGACCGCAATAGGTACTGCCCCGCTGGTCGAGTCAATCCGGATGCGGGCAATGTTCAAAGCCGAGAAGATCCGGCGCGCAGCGGGTTGTCAGCCATGGGTGACGTTGGGACCAGCGGACCCAACTAAGGTGGGTGTCACTACAGACGCCCGCGTTGCCTCACCTGTTATTTCTATTACCTCTGCGGCCAGCGCTGCTGCTCTGGCGGCAAGTGGCACAGGCACGCAGGCCGATCCATACGTCATAAAAAATAGGAACCTGACCTTCAGTAGCGGTACACCTGCCTTCGTTTTCAATGACCCAGCGGCAACCTATTACGTCCGTTTTTACAACATGCGTGCTACGGGGACATCCAACGGCAGCGCGGCGATTAACTTTGCTGCTTTTGGTACGCCCGTAGTGTTTGAGCGGTGTGGTATTGCAGGTGGCTCTGGAACCGCTGATGAAATTGCACTGCAAATCAGCAGCGGGACGTTGGAGTTCTATGGTGTCGAGTTCTCGGGCATTTCCGGCCAGTTATTTGTAGGTGCTGGCCTTACTGCGAAGCGAGTCCGGCTGACGGATTGTCGAGTCATCGGCACAGCGAAAAACTCAGCTACTAACGGGGTTTTCTGGGCAGCCAATGCTGGCGAGTTCGACGTTGATATCTACCGCTGCTCTTTCACTTCCAGTCACTTTCATTGGCACGTAGGTAACGGCTGGACGATTGACTACAACAACGTGCAAGACACAATCATTGGTGGTTGTGCCGTAGCTATCGGCGATCTGAACTACCTCAAACCCGGTGGCAATATCCTGAGTCAGATCCCCAACATGATTCGGCACAGCAATTTCAAAAATGTGCGATTTACTTACACGGCCGGCGTTACACAAACAGCCTGTTACGGCAATGGCGCCGACAATTGCAAGTTTGAAAACTGTTCGTTTGAGGGGAGCGCTGTGGATCGGCGCCTATTTGAGTGGCGCCGCACCAGTGATGTGACGTTGCTGCGTTGCTACTTCCAGAAGCCCTTAGGTAACAACACTGCTGGCAATGAGGTCTGTGAGTTCTGGGAGAGTGCTGGAGTTACGATTCAGGAATGCTGGACGAACGGAGCGCCGGAGGATTGCTACGAAATCGTTACGAGCTATGGTCGAAACCGTTTGATCGATAACGTAGCGGATAATGTCGCGGGGCAATGCGTCGACATCTTCGGCGTCGGCAGTTTCGATGTTGAAGTCGACGGTGTGTACGGCGATTGTGGTGACGCTGCAGTGCTGATCACGGACGTGGATTACGTTCAAGTCTCCAACGTCTTCGTTAAGCAAACCGGCACAACAGCACTCGGATCTGTCGTGCTCGAACGTCGCAACGCCGCACCTGGTGCGTCTCCAAAAGGATGCAGTATCACAGGTCTGCTCTCTCTTCCCGAGATTTGCAGCCAGGGTGCTCCGTTCGCCGTGGACACTCGCTATGCGGCTGTGGCTGGCGGGATCGGATCGAACTTCGCTACCTGGTGGGAAAACGGTGAGCTTAAGACGTATGGCGCTGCAACCCCGGCGCGCCTAACGCTTCGATAGCCACTTCTTTCCCTGTCGGCGGGAAAAGCCGTCGCATGAAAAAAGCTGTATGCATATACAGTATTTATGGGGTATGGTTATCTCGCTGTTGAGGTAAACACGGAAGACTACTAGCCCGATTTGATCGGGCCTTTCATATCCAAGGAAAAGAAAATGAACAACACAACCGAAATCCCTACTAGCCAAACCGAATCCCCTGAAGCTCTCAGCTTGGAAGTAGCTGCCGTTGATCCGCTTCCCGCTGATACTGAGATCAGCACGCCTATTGGATCAGCTCCTCTCGCTGAGCTTGTGCGCATGCAGGCAATGTTTAAAGCCGAGTCGATTCGCAGAAACGCTGGCTGCCAGCCTTGGGTAACCCTGGGCCCGACGGACCCGACAAAGGTGGGTGTGACTACTGACCCGCGTACAGCTTCGCCTGTTATTTCAATCACCTCTCAGGCATCCGCTTCAGCTCTGGCGGCTAGCGGTACCGGGACCCAGGCCGACCCGTATGTAATCAAAAATAAATCCATTACCTTTGCGAGCGGGAAGCCAGCCTTTATCTTCAATGATCCGGCGGCGACCTATCACGTACGCTTTTTCAACGTGCAGGCCTCCGGCGTAACGAACGGCTCTGCTGCGATCAACTTTGTCGCGTTTGGCACTCCTATTGTGTTTGAGCGTTGCAAAATTGCAGGTGGCAGCGGGACTGCAGACGAAGTGATGGCCAACATCAGTTCCGGTACGTTGGAAATGATTGGTTCCGAGATTTCCGGTCTTTCCAACTACTGTTTTGTTGGTGCCGGTCAGCTCTCCAAAAAGGTCAAGCTTACTGACTGTATCGTCCGAGGGACTGCAAAAAACACCGCTACAAACGGTGTCTTTTATGCTTACGGCTCAGGCGCTTTCGAAGTCGAAATCTATCGTTGCGCCTTTACTTCGAGCCATTTCCATTGGCACGTAGGTAACGGCTGGACCATCGATTACACGAATGTTCGCGACACCGTTATCAGTGGCTGCAATGTTGGGATTGGTGACCTCAATTACCTGAAGCCTGGTGGCAATATTGGTAGCCAGCTTCCGAATATGATTCGTAACAGTCATTTCAAAAACGTTCGCTTTACCTACACGCCAGGTGTCACCAAAACTGCCGCCTACGGCAATGGTGCGGACAACTGCATTTTTGAGAACTGCTCGTTCGAAGGTAACGTGGCTGATCGGCGCCTGTTTGAGTGGCGCCGTACCAGCAACGTCACTGTTTTGCAGTGCTTCTTCCAAAAGGCTGAAGGTTCGAACTCGGCCGGCAACGAAGTATGTGAGTTCTGGGAAACATCTGGACTTCTGGTCAAGGAGTGCTGGACAGATGGGGCGCCTGAGGACTGCTACGAGCTGGTCACGTCCTACGGCAACAACAAGTTCATCGATAACGTTGGAGACAACGTAACCGGGCAACTTGTTGATATTTTCGGTGTGGGTAGCTATGACGTCGAGGTCGACGGTGTCTATGGCGACTGCGGTGATGCTGCGGTGTTGATCACTGACGTGAACTACGTTCGAGTCAAAAATGTGTTTGTTTTGCAAACCGGTTCAACTGCATATGGTTCTGTGGTTCTTGAGCGCCGTAATGCAGCACCAGGTGCGGCGCCCAAGGGTTGCGTCATTACCGGCTTCCTTTCGCTCCCAGAAGTTTCTAGCCAAGGCGCACCGTTTGCGATTGATACAGCGCAAGCCCCAATCCCTGGCGGCATTGGTGAGAACTTTGCTACTTGGTGGGAGGATGGCGAGCTGAAGTTTTATGGTTCGCCAGCCCTGGCACGCATGACGCTTCGTTAAACACAACCCGCTCAAAGTGAAATAAGGAACCCTGCTTCGGCAGGGTTTTTTATTAGCCGATCTTGGAGAAAATTATGTCGATCACTGAGCAGCAACTGCTGCAGATCCTCCCGAACGCCGGTCGCAGTGCCGGCGTTTTCGTTCCTGCGTTAAATACGGCCATGACCCGGTATGCCATCGTCAATCGTCTGCGCATCGCCGCCTTCATCGCCCAGGTCGGTCATGAGTCAGGCCAATTGCGTTATGTGCGTGAGATATGGGGGCCAACCGCGCAGCAGGCCGGCTATGAAGGTCGCGCCGACTTGGGCAACACCGTGAAGGGTGACGGCTTCAAGTACCGTGGCCGCGGCCTAATCCAGATTACCGGACGTGCGAACTATGCGGCGTGCGGCGAGGCCCTGGGCCTGGACCTGGTCAATGAGCCCGAGCTGCTCGAGCAGCCACAGCACGCGGCGATGTCGGCGGCGTGGTTCTGGTCCTCCCGCGGACTGAACACACTGGCAGATCAAGGCGATTTGCTGAAGATCACTAAGCGCATCAACGGTGGTACCAACGGACTGGCCGACCGTCAGGCGCTGTATGGCAAGGCGCTGAAGGTGCTGGCGTGACGCTGGTGCAGAAGTTGGTTGTGGTCCTGCTGGCCATGGCCGTGAGCTTCGGCGCCGCCTGGCAGGTGCAGGACTGGCGGTATGACGGGAAGCTGGCCAAGCAAGCGGAGCAGTTTCAGGCGGACCTCGACGCGATCGGCAATGCCGCTACCACCCAGGCGCGCGCCGAGCAGGACAAGCGCCTGGTCATCGAGCAGAAACTCGCTATCCAGGACCAACAACACACAAAGGAATTATCCGATGAGCAACGCAAGCAGGCTGTTATCCGTGATCGCCTTGCTACTACTGAACTCCGGCTGTCAGTCCTTCTCGACGCCACGGATTCAGCCAGTGGCTGCAGCGTGCCTGCCACCTCCAGCGCCGTCAGCGTGGTTCATGCAGCCCGTCGAGCCCAACTTGACCCGACGCATGCTCAACGAATTATCGGAATCACCGATGCCGGCGATCAAGGACTGATCGCCCTGCGGGCTTGTCAGGCTTACGCAAAAGAAGTTTCTACACCGAAGTAAAAGGAGCGGCCGGGCAGGATGCGTCAACACAGGACATGGCAAGCAGCAAGCAACAAGCGGAGCAAGGTCTGAAATTAGCGAACCAGGCGGGCTCGGTTATCGTTAAGATCCAGGAGGGTGCAAAGCAAGTGGTGAGCGCCGTAGGTCGTTTCGCCAGTCAGCTTAAATAAAGGCTGTAGAGGCCAAACTCACTAGCGTCACATTCACCGATTTTAACGTCGCTTTTGTCAAAAAGGCTCCTACATTTAAATCAGAGGTAGGGCTTTTTTATGTCTGACCGGAAAGCAGTGTGCTGGCAAGGGATCCACCAGGCCCCTAAATAACGGCTCTACGCACGTCCATCGCTCACGTAAGAAGGAAATTACGCTGTGTCACTTACTCTCGATCCAGAAACTCAACAGGCATTAGAGAGACTGATAATTGCCGCTCAGGACGACACCAAGCAGGGCCGCATGGTATCCAGTTTTCTATTCACCTTGTGGAATGCCGGAAGGAATGTTCGCTCCGCCGTGACCGACGTGTGGGGGCTGGATCCAGAGATCACCCGCGCATGCGCCCAGCTATTTACGTGGCTAAACAACAATGAAGTATTCGTCGAACAATTTGGCAGCCAGGGCGCCAGTGGAAGCGCTGTCCAGCGCTTGGCAAGGTTGTGTATGACTTCAAATCGCGATTTGGCGTCGCCGATGGATGATAGGGGGACGAGCGATTTTGCGCTGGGACTGTGGAATGACAAGTGGATTATGAGTGACGAAGCCGTGCGCTGTAGTTATTGCTTGGCCACCCAACTGCCCAGCAATGCCCACATTCCGTTGGAACACTGCGATGACTGTGAGATTAGCGACTTGCACTACCCGTTGCGGGATCTGGCGGCGATCCTAGGGACCGCGTTCGGCGATTCTGCCGGAATGACGTGTTTTCCAGTCAGGCGTTACCAATAACGCCGCTTATGTCAAAAGGCCCCCACACTTAGGCCAGGTGTGGAGGCCGGATTTTTGTGGCGCGGAAACCAGAACCCCTACACTCGTCTACAATACCCCCCATGCGTGGTATTAAGCATTCCCCCACCACATTTTTGCTTTAAGGCATGTCGCTATGTACGCGCCGCTTACAGACCCGCTGGCATTGGACAATGCCCAGCAATGGTTTAACGACCTGATGACCCTAGCAGACCCCGATTACATGCTCTATCTCTTGCGTCACCACGTCGAGGCCTTCCGCATTCAAGCCCTTACTGAGCAGGCACCCCCAAGCCTGTTTAACCAGCTGATCGGTTTTTTGGACGGCCTGGTGGCCGCTGAGGTCCTATCTCCAGAGCAAGGCCGAGAATTCCATCACCGACTTATTAAGGGGTTTGAATGCGCATGGATGAATACGTAAATGTTCAAGGCTTCGCTGCCGGTTCGCAGTCGCCGCCCTTGCGTACTGACTTCGCGCGGGGTGCCTGGAGTGACCACAGGATCATGAGCCATGAGGCTGTGCGCTGCCGCTACTGCCCGGCCCTGCAATGGCCGAGCAATGCGCAGGACCCGGTGCATCACTGTCCGGAGTGCGATCTGAGCGAAGCGCACCACTCGTTAGGCGACCTTGCTAAGATCCGGGCCTATCTGTCGGAGGTGCCGGCATGAGCATCAGTCAAAAGCTGGACGCCATCAGCCTGCCGCCGGGGCTGCGCACTAAGATGCAAAACCACCTGTCACGCCTGTCGCGGGCCGAGGATATGCACGGCCTGCAGCTGGCCCAAGCACGCGCGGAGGGGTTTGTGGAAGGCGTGGAGGCTGCGCGTGCGCTGACCCCTGCCACTATTGAGGCGCTGTTTATTGCGGTCGAGGTGGCCGCTATTGATCGCCGCCAGGTGCTCACGCCGGGGAGGCCATCCAGTCGGACATGCTAAAAGCCCTTGTGGCACAGCACTCTATCCGAGAGTCAGTCGTGGACCGCTTTGCCGAAGCTATGCGAATCACTTGGTTCAATGTGGAGCTGTGACTGGTGTGAGCTTCAATGCCGACTGCGGCATCCCCATGTGCAGTCAGTCTTAGGGCAAATTTAGGGCAAAACATGGGCCGCTGTAGGCCGTTTCTGTCCTTGCAGCCTACCCAAAAACCAATATAATTGCGGCCTAGAGCGGGTTGTGGGGTGTGCTGGTCGGGTTCGAATCCCTATCTCTCCGCCATTACATAGAAAAAGCCCCGCAGCTGAATAAGCTGCGGGGCTTTTTCATTTCCAGTCTTTATCAGCGACTGCTTCAGGGATATTTTCCAGTCCTGCCTAACGCTGATCAAGGCGCTCAGACGCTTTGCGATAAGCCTGATCACGCTCACGTTTATCAACGGCGACCACGAACACCGTAATTTCCTGATCGATCACTTGATACACCAGCCTGTACCCGCTACTACGCAGTTTGATCTTGTAGCAGTCAGGCAGGCGATGTAGGCGATTAGCCTCAATACGTGGGTTGTTCAGGATTTCGACCAGCTTCTTTTTGAGTTGCTGACGGAGGGTGTCACCGAGCTTTTGTCATTCTTTCAATGCACGCGCATCAAAATCAAGGCTATAGGTCATCCAAAGAAACCCTTACGCGTTGAGGCGATGCAAGACGCTCACGTACGGTCGCCATCAAGGCTTCATCCTCTTCAGTCATCAGCACAGGCTTAAATGGCAACTGGCCGCGCTCGGCAACATATTGCAACGCCTGGCGTATCAGTTCGGAAGGGGTGACACCAAGTTTCTCCAGCTCCAGGTAGGCGCGAGCTTTCAGGTCGTCATCGATACGAATGTTGATAGATGCCAAGGGATAGCTCCTTGTGTAATGACGTTGGTCATTACATTGGAGCAATCGGGTTTCATTGGCAAGTTTGTCTGGACATACGGCAGTCGCTCTCATCTGTTGATCCTACTTTTTGGCCGTCGGCTTTGCCGGGCGCTTTTTATCGGTTTCTTTCACCGTTTCCCTTGGTCTTTTCTTCGCCTCTTGCTCGGTTACGTATTCACCTGTGACCGCATCGCGATATCTCGTTGGCATATCAGCACCCTTGACAGTGTGTCGCCACGGCGGCGACTTTTTGAGACTAGCTCGCAGGCTTATGCACACAAGGTTCCCGGTGGAGATTCTGGTTACCAAGCTTTGCCGAAACAGGTGCTTACGTTGTGCAGGTTCGGCAGTTTTCGTGCAGGGTTGCGTTGGCTGGGGTTACATCATGAATAAGATCACCGCTGATTCTACCGAAGGGCATGCACGCAAAATCTTTTGCGTAGCCGATGATGTCGGCACCGAAGAAACCCTTATAAACGCCACCGAAACCCTCTCATCCGCCCTTCAATCCGCCTACCAATGCGCCGAAAATCCAGTCAGCACGCAGTCGCCCGTGATCATGGCCCTGGCTCAATTGATCGAGAACGCGCAAGCCTTGGTGGATGCTGTCCTTGAGCGTGATTTCCCCACGGCCAAATAA